TATGATGTTTACAGGTTCGGCTGGTGTAGGTAAGACTACAGTTGCCAGAGCATTATGTAATGAATTAGATCTTGACTATATGATGATCAATGGTTCCGAAGATGGTAACATTGATACACTCCGTGGTAAGATCAAACAGTTTGCAAGTACAGTATCATTGCATGGTGGACAGAAAGTTGTTATCCTCGATGAGGCTGACTATCTTAATCCATCATCTACTCAACCCGCATTGCGTGGGTTCATAGAAGAGTTCTCTTCTAATTGTAGATTTATACTTACATGTAATTTTAAGAATCGTATTATTGAACCTCTCCATTCGAGATGTTCTATATATGAATTCAACCTAGGTAGTAAAGTAGTGATGGCACAGGCATTTATGTCTAGGCTTAAATTCATTCTTGACTCCGAAGGTATCATACATGATGATGCAGTTATTGCAGAACTCATTATGAAATATATACCAGATTGGAGACGTGTCATAAATGAATGTCAACGATATGGTATGAGTGGTCATATCGATACCGGCATTCTTGTTACTCTATCTGAGACAAGCATAGCTGGACTGATGAAAGACCTCAAGACTAAAAACTTTAAGAAGATGCGTAAGTGGGTAAGTGATAACATTGACGTAGAATCTACAAAGTTGTTTAGAATGATTTATGATAACATGTCAGAGTATGTTGAGCCTTCAAGTATTCCTCAGTTAGTTCTGATACTTGCAGACTATTCATATAAGGATAGCTTCGTGGCTGATCATGAATTAAATGTAGTGGCATGTATGACAGAAATCATGTCTGGAATTAAATTTAAATAGGAGTTCGAATGATAGAACAGTTAGCAAATTATGCATCAATTATTATGGCATTAGCTATGGTCAATGTTGTATTTCAATTAGACAAAGCAAGCAAAATGATTGCAAGCATGAATAAATTCTTAAACGAAGGAGCCTCAGACAATGAGTAAATATTTAAATATAACACCACGTGGTGAGACACGTAATTTCTTTGGCAAAAACCTTAGAAGAGATCTAACCGAATTCTTACACAATGAGATCATTGAAGTAATGTTCACAAAGAAAGATGGTACAGAACGTAAGATGTTATGTACTCTTCAATCAGATATAATTGATCAAACGTATGAAGCGTATGATGACACTAAACCCCCAATAGCTATTAATCCAGAGGTTATGAGAGTCTTTGATACTGAAGCAGAGTCATGGAGATCATTCCTATTAGCTAATATCAAATATATAAAAACTGACCTACCTGAATACGCAGCATGAAGGCAAATGAAAGTAAAGTCATTGACTTCTTTACACGCCAACCATACACACAACAGAAATTTGAGAGACATCCAACATCTGGTCTAATATTAGCTGAGACTTTAATTGATTACATTGTTGAAATGAATGTTAATCCATTAGTTATCGATGCTGGTTGTGGTATCAATGGGTTTAAATCTACGTTCGATAATGTTATTGGATTTGATATTGCTCCTTATGAAGAGGCAGACTTTCAAGCAAGCTTCTCTGAGGCACATCATATATTCGGTAGACAATTCGCTGACGTTGTTATGGCATTAGGATCATGTAACTTTGGTACTCTCGATGAGAATCTATATTACTTTGATTACTTTCACCAATGGTTAAAGCCCGGTGGAATCTGTGCAGTAAGAGTTCACATCAATAGATCAGAAGATAACAAAGAAGAAGGAACAGAGTATGCACCTTGGACATTAGAAAATGCTGATGACTGTGCACACAAATGGTTCGCTGATAAATTTGAGTGTCTAGAAATGCATATTGAACAAATGACTGGTCGTGATACTCAACTTGCTGTATGGATCTGGAAAAAGAAATGAGTCCATTTGCATTAATCAGTTCTATATCTAATACTAAACTTGACATACTAGAGAATGAGAAAGACTACACTGCCTTTATGGTAAACCGTGGTCTATCTTACTTTCCCGATACTGTCATCTATGCCAACGAGATGAACAAGTATCACCACCTAGATGGCCGCCTGCAGTTTGATTTTCTTATAAATACTATCAGGAAACGAAATCGTTTCTCCAAGTGGAATAAGTCTAGTGAATCTGAGGACATCGATGCTATTAAAATATATTATGGATATAGCAATGAAAAGGCTCGTGATGTTCTTCCGCTTTTAAGTAAGGCAAATTTGAATACTATAAAGGGAAGAATACAGCATGGCGGAACACAAAGATAGTTTAGTAAGTTGGACACCAGATATGATGTTAGAGGTTACTCTTGCAGAACCTGATGACTTCTTAAAGATCAGAGAAACATTAACTCGTATGGGTGTAGCATCTAAGCGGGACTCACAATTATTTCAATCATGTCATATCTTGCATAAGCAAGGTAGATATTTCATAACACATTTTAAAGAGTTATTCTTATTGGATGGTAAGCCATCTAATCTAACAGAGAATGATCTTCAAAGACGTAACACAATCGTTACACTCATGTCTGACTGGGGATTATTAGAGACTGTCAAACCTATAGGTGATACAGCTCCTCTCAACCAGATCAAAATAATATCACATAAAGAAAAAGGCGATTGGGAATTATGTCCCAAGTATAACATTGGAATAAAATAAACTAACCTACATCATGATTACAGCTTTGTTATTAGGGACCTTATATGGTCTCATTATTGGATTAATACCGGCAGCCGGAGCAACAACAGGTCTTGTTATTCTATTCAGCTTCATGTCTTATTTCACAGATCCTTATCTTGGCGTTGTCTTTTGTATGGCAACAGTCGCAGCATCTACCACAGGTGACACATACTCTGGAGTATTATTAGGAATTCCTGGTGCTAATTCATCTGCCGCCACAATGGTTGATGGACATCCACTGGCCAAACAAGGTAAAGCAACGTATGCTCTTACCGCAGCTATCACTACATCTACAATCAATGGATTACTATGGGGAACACTTACGTTTGCCTTACTCCCTTGGTATATGAATCTCATGATGATCTTTGGAGTACCTGAACTATGGGCATTTACCATGTTAGCTCTTGCTTGTGTAGGATTTGTTAGTAATAGATTTTGGGTAAGAAGTATCATTGCCATTCTTATAGGAACATTCCTCGGTATGATAGGAGTTGATCCTGTTACTAATGCTGATCGTTGGACATTTGGTTGGGACTATCTAGCTGATGGTATTCAGATTATGCCAATGGTTGCTGGTCTATTTGCTATACCAGAGATCTTAGATGGATTAAAGAAAGGTAGTGCAACAGCACAGCCACATGATACATCAGGCCAGACATGGGATGGAATCAAAGCAACATGGAAATACAAATGGGATGCATTAAGAGGTGGAGCAATAGGTGCATTCGTAGGATTCTTACCAGGGATTGGTGGAGGTGTTGCAGATTGGATGGCATATGGTTCAACCTTAGCTGCAAACCCTAAAGAAGAATTTGGTAACGGTAACATTAGAGGAGTGATAGGACCCGAAGGATCTAACAATGCTCAGAAGGCAACGAGTATGATCCCTACCGTATTGTTTGGTATTCCCGGTGCTTCCTTTGCTGCAGTACTCATAGCATTGTTTATGTACTTAGGATTTGAATTAGGTACACCTGATCTCGCCGCGGACACGAAATTCTTTAGTGCTCTTACATATGGATTTATGTGGGGTACAGTATTAGTTGCTATCATATGCATAACATTAAACAAGTATATCTGTAAGATATCTTATGTGCCATACAAATATTATTTTCCTTTCCTCGTAGGTTTCATTGTATGGGCTTGTGCTCAGTACACTGGCGGGTGGGAAGATTACGCAATCTTGCTTTTATGTTCTTTCCTGGGAGTCTTTGGAAAGGCGTATAAGTATAGTAGACCAGCCATGCTAATGGCGTTTATATTAAGTTATAAGGTTGAGACATTGACCATTCAGATGAGTGCCCTATATACCTGGGAAACTCTGATGACTAGACCAATTTTTATAGGATTAGTATTATTGATGATAGTACTATTTGGATTATCATTAAAAAATAACAAACTGGAGTATTCATGAAAAAACTACTAGCGCTATTCATCATAGCTATATCAACAACCTCATTCGCCGACTATACATTTGTAATTCCACAGAAGCCTGGAGGCGGAACATCACAGTGGGCACAAATTATAGCTGAACAACTTGAACCTTTCTTAGGAGAGAAGATAGTTTTATTACATCAGCCTGGAGCAAGAGACATTCCTGGCTTTAACAATTGGCACAACGATATGAGAGATGACGACAAAGTTGTCATGGTATCACATGGTGGTAATGGTGTTGCATTCTTACAAGAGAACGTAGACTATAACTATGGTGAGTATACATCTATCGGCCTTATGAATCTAAACATTATTGCTGGTATGCGTACTGGATCTGATATGGATTATCCTAAATTTGCTGCAGGATCTGGTCAAACACCAGAAGCTTGGGCAATGGCCATGTTAATTTGTGGACCAACAGATGATCATAGAGAGATGGTATTTTATGCTGCCTGCTTTAAAGAGCATGTGACTTGGGTAAGTGGTATGTCTGGTTCAGAAAGACGTTTAGCATTTAAACGTGGTGAACTAACTGGTACAAGAGAGAATCCAGCGGCATATAAAAAACATGTTGAGTCAGATAAG